TGCATATTTTGTCCATCGAGGCGCTACACAGCCCCTCGGGAGGCCCTCAAGCCTCACCGCTCTTTCACATTGATGGGAACCTCGCGGATCGATCCCGGCAACGGCACAGCGCGAGCAATAAATTCGATCCCCATGCCAGCTCTGGAACTGGCCAGCTCCAAGCCATGCGGCGCGCTCCCTCACTGAAAGCGTCAAGCGGGCCAAGGGTTGCGCTGCAAACGCTCCCTGCCGGGATGCCCTCAGAACGGGCGTCGGTGCCTGGCACAGCGCGAGCAGCGAGGAAACACAGATTTCACTGGCTGGCCTTGGCGACAGGGCCAGACGGGAAATCAACCGGGAGTGACACATGAAAGTCGACAACGAAGTGATGGCGCTGTTGAGCGCCTCGCGCACCGAAGGCAACAAGCTGTTCATCACTGGCGGTCAGCTCGAAAAGAACCTGTACCAGCGCCTCGACAAAACTCTTAAAGCTGCCGGCGGCAAATGGAACACAAAGGCAAAGGCCCACTTGTTCGAAGGTGACGCCGCTGACGCCATCGAAAATATCCTGCTCACCGGTGAAGTTACCGTTCCACAGGACTTTGGCTTCTTCCCCACCCCTCCGCATGTGGCAAAGCAGGCGGCTGACCTGGCTATGATCAGCGACGGAATGATGGTACTGGAACCAAGCGCGGGCCGCGGCGCCCTGGCAGTTGCTGCCAGCGCAGCAGCCTCGGGCGTGATCGTCGATATGCACGAGCTGCTCCCCGACAACCATAAGGCACTCATTGATCTGAAGCTGCCATTGTCCGGCGTATCTGAGCCGGGCGACTTCCTGCAGGTTGAACCTAAAGCGGTTTATGACCGCGTACTGATGAACCCGCCCTTCGACAAGAAGCGCAGTGACATTCACCACGTTGTGCATGCACTGAAGTTCCTCAAGCCCGGCGGCAGGCTGGTGGCGATTATGCCGTCTGGTGTGACCTTTCGGGACGACGCCCTGACCCGGGATTTTCGCGGGATCGTCCAAGAGCGCGGTGGCAGCATCGAAACTCTACCGGAAGCCTCATTTAAGCAGGCCGGAACGATGGTCAACACCGTGCTGGTCGTGATCCCGGCTGCCGCCTGACAACCAGCGCCACGTCAGCCTGACGTTAACTGCCCGATGCCCTGCTCCCCATCGCAGGCTGCATCGGAGTGTGAACTGAATCCTGCCGCCAAGCAGCACAGCTTCTATCCAGCGAGATCGGGAGGAACGAACACCGGTCGATGCAGAGATTGGCTCCTGCCAGTTCACACCCCGATGCAGAGTAGCGCCCAGCTCCGAGCGCGGTTACCGAAGCACCTGTGGACGTCCCTTCCCTTGCTCTGAGGGTAAACGAATTGCGCCGCTGGATGGGTCCACGCCAAGCCAGCTGCCGGGGTAGCGCCCGGCCTCTGCATCCCCTTCCCTTCACTTCGACCGCATTGGCAGGCGCCAGGCCACCTTTCACGGTGGGTTTGGTCACCCGCGCCTGGCTCCTGGCCAATGCGGTTGAGACGAGACTTCCACAATGAGCATTCAGATCAAGCAGTCACTGCTTGACGCTGCGCATGGCCGCAAAAGCCCTGATCGCGCGGCGGCGGGCATTGAGCGAACCAAGCTGGACGGGATACCGCGATGCCCCGATTGCGGCATCACCCGGTATTCGCGCAACTACTACAAGCAACATTGCTATTGCGGCTACTGCTGGCAGCCCCTGCCTACCCAACCCACCGAGTAACCCACCGCCTAGAGGCGATCATGACCGTCACAGTCGAGACTGCTGCCGTCTTCCGTGGCGGCGGGCGTCGCTGGTTCACATTGCGAGCCGCCTGCGCTGCTGAGGCACGGGCAATGCTCAAGAAGTACTGCGATTGCGATTACTGCGAAGACGACATAGGGCGCTATGAGCTGCCGTGTCGGCTTCACCACCCTGACCGATACCCGCGAATCATGAATCGCCTGACGAAAGGCCTCATGCGGCGCTATCGAGCATCCCAACCGTAACTGGAGGCGACCATGGGCGCACTTCGAGCAGCACAGTTTGAGTACGACAACCGGATGCCGCCGGCGGTGAGCGAAGTAGCCGACGCGGAATCCACTTGGATCGACGACGGCATCGCTGAACTGATGGCGCGCCGAGATGTGGTGTTCCAGCGCCGGATGCGCCCGAAGCAGGGTGTCACCTATGAGCGCTTCGCCCAGGCGGTGGATGAGTTCGTTATGGGCCAATTGGGCCTGAACGGCATCAGCAACTCTGTATTGGGTCGCCGTCCTGGCGGCGCGCTGCAAAGTGACCAGCGATGCAGCAGCGGCAGCCGACGAGATCCTAAGCGTGGCCAACCCTGAGTCGGCGCTGGAAGAGATCGCCCGCCAGCTGCTCACCCCCTTCGCCAAAGAAGGAGTGCTGGCCCAGGCCGAGGAGGCGCAATGAGCCCTCACAGCTTGGCAGTCAGCGCCATCGAGGCCGCAATCGAAACGATGCTTCTGCCGGGCTCGGGCCCGGTGGAGGATGCCAAGGCCGAGACCATGGTGGTCGCCTACTTCTCTCTCTTGGCCATCGACTCCAACGAGTTCAAACACTACTGCGAGCGCATCCGGCGTATTGCCGAACGGCGCAAGGAGGCAGCATGACTACACCAATCGTTCGAACGCTCATCGACGAGCAGATCGCGGAGCTGCCAGAGGCTCAGGCCATGCCGGCCGACCGGGTGCTGATGCTGTTCAAGGGGCCGACATTCGCCGCCGCGGTGAATGAAGCGGCGCTGGCCAGCATCGAGAACCCGCAGGCCTGGAAGTGCCGCGCCTGCATCTGCGGGGAGTGGACGGTCGGCTACGAGGTTCGGGCGTGAGCTTCTACGAAGACAGCATCGCCGACGGTAGCCACTGCGCCATGTGCTGCGAGTACATAGGAGAGGATATTGGCTACACCAGGACCTGCCGCGCCTGCGGTGGCAGTGAATCAGTCGACAAGAAAGCGCGCAAGCTGGAAAACATGGCCCGCTTCGAAGCCTGGCTGAGCAACACCGGGGTTCAGCACTCGAAGCACAATGACGGCTATCACGTCGTACTCAAGCTTCCCGGAAACAAGATTATCGACTGCTGGCCGAGCACGCGAAAGTGGCAGTTACGCGGCCAGCCGATCAGCCGGGACGGCAAGGCTCTGCACGAGCTTGTGCGAAAGCATCTGAGGCCTTCGTCATGACCACCTACCAGCGCGCCCGCCGCGTAGTCATCTGGCGCGGCTCCTTCTCGATGCTCTTCGCCTGCACCTTCTTCATGCTCGCCAGCGCACTGGCCGGCAGCATCACTTCCTGAATACACACCCGAGCCCGGCGGGCCCTTAGGGGATAACCGGACCGACCCGGAGCGTAAGCGGTGAGAGCGCGCAACCATCCACCGCAGCCAGGGCCTGGTGGCACCTCCAATCCGGGTGACCTGGCATTTCCCCAATTCAACTGACGGCGCCGGCCTGGCGCGAGGTTTTCCAATGTCCGCAGAACAGAAACTGATCGCGATCGAAGAGATCAGCGAGGCGAACGCCCCGGCCATCTATGTGGCCGGCGGCCTGCAGCAATTCATCGACCTGGTAAAGGGCGAGATCGAAGGCGAAGTGCCCGATCTGACCACCCGCAAGGGCCGCGAGCGCATCGCCAGCCTGGCCGCCAAGGTCAGCAAGTCGAAGACCGCCGTCGAGAAGCCTGGCCGCGACTATCTGCGCCGACTCAAGGAAATGCCGAAGGTGGTCGAGGCCGAGCTGCGCGAGTTCGTGACCAAAATGGACGCGCTACGGGACGAGACGCGCCGGCCGCTCACCGAGTGGGAGGCTGCTGAGGATGCTCGGATCGACCGCCACAACGACGCAATCAACCGTATGAAGGACCTGGCCGCCGAGCTGGGCACCTTGGATGCCGAGCAGCTGCAGGCTCGCCTCAGCGAGCTCTCCGCGTTCCAGTTGGGCGAAACGTGGGAGGAATTCGAGGCTGAGGCAGGTCGGACCAAAGAGGCTTCGCTGAATGCAGTGCAGGCCGCCTTGGTCGCCCGCCAGAAGTACGACGCCGAACAGGCCGAACTGGCCCGCCTGCGCCGGGAAGCAGAAGAGCGCGCCGAGCAAGACCGCATCCGTCTGGCACAGGAGGCCGCCGTCGAAGCGGAGCGCCAGCGCGTGGCCCAGGAGCAGCAGGCAGCACGTGAAGCCGCGGCTCGCCGCGAGCAGGAACTGCTCGACCAGGCCGCCGCCCAAGAGCGCGAAGCCGAGAACCAGCGCCTGCAACTCAAGCTGCAAGCCGAACAAGCCGAGCGCGCCCGGATTCAGGCCGAGGCCGACCGCGTTGCGGCCGAGCAGCGAATGGAGCAGGAGCGCCAGGACGCCGCTCGACGGCAAGAGGAGGCAGCCGAGCAGGCGCGCCAGGAAGAACGTCGCCGCGCCGATGCAGCAGCAGCCGAAATCCTCCGGCAGCAAGAGGCCCGCGAGCGCGACAAGGCGCACCGGGCCAGCATCAACCGCGCCGCCCTGGAGGCCTTCGTCGCCGGCGGCATGACCGAGGAATGCGCCAAGCAGGCAATCACCCTGATTGCCCAGCGCAAGATCCCCAACATCGCCATCACTTACTGAGGCACAGACCATGACCAGCGCAATCATTGTGCCCGAACAGCGTCGCCAGGCAGTGGCTGCGCCCGGCCCCGTCGACAACAGCATCATGGCGGTGATCAGCCGAGCAGCCGCCGACCCAACCTGCGACATCGAGAAGATGGAGCGGCTCCTGGCCATGCATGAGCGCATGCAGGCCAAGACAGCAGAAGCCGCCTTCAACGCCGGCATGGCGCAGATGCAATGCGAGATCCCGACCGTGTTCGAAGCGGCGGTGAATCTGCACACCGGCAACGCCTACGCCACGCTCGACGACATCACCCGGGTGGTCAAGCCGATCATGCAGCGGCACGGCTTCGCGATCACCTTCAAGGTGGAGAACCAGGACAAGTCGATCAGTGTCACCGGCATCCTGATGCACCGCGACGGCCACCGCGAGCAGACAACCATGACCCTGCCGGCCGACATCAGCAAAGGCCGGAACGATGTTCAAGCCGTCGGCTCGTCCACCACCTACGGCAAGCGGTACGTGATGTGCGCCTTGCTGAACATCACAACCGGCGACGTCAGGGACGACGACGCGCAATCGTCGGATGGCTCCGATACGGCGGAAATGCGGGCCCAGGCGCTGGGCGACATCCTGGCCCAGGTCGAGGCAGCCGCAACCCCCGACGAGCTCAAGGATGTATGGCAGGCATCCGTTAAGGTCATGCAGGCCAGCGGCGACAAAGCCGGATACGACGCGGTGAAGATCGCCGTGACCAAGCGGAAAACAGTACTGGAGGCCACCCCATGATTATCGTCAATTGCACCCAAGGCTCGCCCGAGTGGCTGCAGGCCCGCGCTGGAGTGATCACCGCCAGCATGTTCAGCACCGCCCGCTCGAAAGTGAATGGGCTGACCGCGCAGCAGCGAACCTACGTCGACGCCATTCTGGCGGGGCACAGTGAAGCCACGGCGCGCGATACTGCCGGATACAAGGCCGGGCCGAAGGCGGAGGTTGTTCAGAGGGCGCTGGATGGCGAAAAGGTGGGCGAGCCATCGAATGCCGCCCTCACCTACGCCTTCGAGCTGGCCGTCGAACGCATCGGCGGCGCCCCGCTCGACGGAGGGTTCGAGACCTGGCAGATGCGCCGCGGCCATGAACTGGAGCCGGAGGCGCGGATGGAGCACGAAATCCAGACAGGCCTGATCGTCACGCAGGTCGGTCTGGTCAAAACAGACGACGGCTCGTTCGGCGCCAGCGCGGACGGCTTCATCGGCGAAGACGGCGGCAGCGAGTACAAGTGCTTCCTGGCCCCAGACAAGCTCCGCGCCTTCCACATCGACAACGACGCCAGTGATGTCATCGACCAGGTGCAGGGCTGCATGTGGATCACTGGCCGGAAATGGTGGCACATCGGGATGTACTGCCCCCTGCTCAAGCCGGTAGGCCGCCAGCTCTGGTGGCGTGAGTTCAAGCGCGATGACGACTACATCGAACAGCTTGAGCAGGACCTTTGGGAATTCAAGCTGTTGGTCGACGGCTTCGAGCAACAGCTGAGGAGCAAAGCAGCATGAGAGGCGTCAACAAAGTCATCCTGGTCGGCACCTGCGGCCAGGACCCTGAGGTCCGCTACCTGCCCAACGGCAACGCGGTCACCAATCTGAGCCTGGCCACCAGCGAAGCCTGGACCGACAAGCAGACCGGGCAGAAGGTCGAGAAGACCGAATGGCATCGCGTGGTGCTGTTCGGCAAGGTCGCGGAGATCGCCGGCGAGTACCTGCGCAAGGGGTCGCAGTGCTACATCGAGGGCAAGCTGAAAACCCGCGAATGGGAGAAGGATGGCATCAAGCGGTACGCCACAGAGGTGCACGTCGACATCAACGGCACCCTGCAGTTGCTCGGGGGGCGGCCTGACAACCAAGGCGGCGGCCAGCAGCAACAGCAGCAACAGCAGCAACGACAGCAACGACAGCAACAACGTCAGCAGCCGCAGCGCCAGCAGTACCAACAGCAGCAACAGAACCAGCAAGCAGGGTATGGGCCGGACCCCGAAAGCTTCGACGACGACATCCCGTTCGCCCCGCTCCCCCACCTGGCAGGTGGATAGCGATGGCCATCTCAATCATTCCCGACTTGGTTCGACGCCAGAAGGAGCTGGAGCATCATCTGCGGCTGCTCTTCAACCGTAGCTGCCAGTGGAGCCGCGCCGAGCGAGTGCGAGGCGCCTCCACAATCGAGAACTTGACCCAGCAGCTGGTCGAGATA